CGAGGTTTATCTTGAGAATAAGATTCCTGAAGCTTCTATTAATGAAGCTGTTAAGAATAAGAAAGCTGTAAAGGTACTAGAAAATATAAGAAATATTCTTGCTGTAAACATGGCAGTGTCTAATGAGAGTATCAAGGATGCTGTTGTTGATGGTAAGAATAGATTAAATGAAGCTGCAAAGCAGCTTGAAGCCTCAAATGAGAAAGTCAAGACTCTTACAGAAGAGCTTGCTAATGTCAAGGCAGAATTAACTCTAGAAAAGAAAATTCAAGAGTTAGATGAAAATAAAAAGAAATATGCAAGAAAAATGCTTGCTACTAGATCTGAAAAATTCATCAATGAAAACTTTGACTACACTTTGGGGCTTTGGGAAAAGAATGAAGAAGTAAAAACAGACAATATTAAAGAAGAAGCTGTTAAAGCTGCTACATCCTCTGAGGTTGATAGACCAGTAGTAACTGAGTCTGTTGCAACAGGTAATGATGCCGCTGATCCTTCATTCAATGCTTATTTAAGCGAACTTAAAAAATACTAATTTTTAATTTCCTGAGGCTATAAGCGCCTGAACAGAAAAAAACGGTCGACAAAGATAATAGGAAAATTATTCAATATGTCTAAACAAATTCGTCCTTCACAGTCTTACATTAGTGAAGATCGCGCCAAACTATTGACAGAGAAGTGGGCTCCAGTTTTGGATTACACATCTACCAATGTTACGGCAATCGAAGACGATCATACACGCCTAAACACTGCTATCCTTTTGGAAAACCAAGAGAAGTGGTGCATGGAAGCCAACAATACTGCTGGCCCTGGGTCTGTTCTAGGTAGCTGGACCGATGTCGGTAACCAGTTCCCCTCACAGAACGATACAGGATACAATCCTGGCGATTATCGTCTTCCTAAGATCCTCATTCCAATGATCAGACGTACGTTCCCCGAGTTGATCACCAACGAAATCGTTGGTGTGCAGCCCATGAGCGGACCCGTCGGACTTGCTTTCGCTTTGCGTTACAAGTACGAAGGTGCTGCCCTCGGCTCACAGATCAACAGTGGTGACGGTGCACCAAACGTCTCCGGTCCTACCGGAGGCCCTCAGTCACAGTCCTCAGGCGCAGAGCTAGGATATCAGTATCTTGACTCCAGATTCACAGGCACAAGTGCCGGTGCTCTTTCTGGTGATGGTACTTATTTCAATATGCTCGCCAGCGACCAAGGTGTTGCTCAGTTGCTCGCTAATTTCGAGTTAACAAGCAAGATTCCTCAGGTTGTTGTAAGCTTTGAGAAAACTGCAGTTGAGGCAGGTACACGTAGGCTCGCCGCTCGCTGGTCCGTAGAGCTCGAGCAGGATCTGAAGAACATGAACGGCATCGATATCGATACTGAACTCACAAACGCAATGTCTTATGAGTTACAGGCCGAAATCGACCGCGAAATGATCATCAGAATGATCCAGACAGCTTTAAACGGTGGCTTAGGCCGCGGTTTCAGCATCTGGAGTCCTGCTTCTGCAGACGGTCGCTGGCTTGTTGAGCGTAACCGCGACTTCTATCAGAGGTTGATCGTCGAAGCTAATCGTATTGCAGTCCGTAATCGCAGAGGCTCTGCCAACTTTATTGTTGCCACACCTCGCGTTTGCGCTATCCTCGAAATGCTCCCTGAATTCCAGTGGGTACCAGTACAGGGTAATGTCAATACACAGCCAGTCGGCGTCGCTAAGGTAGGTTCTCTTGCAGGAAGATTTAACGTTTATCGTGACACACGTACAGAGGCTCAGTTTGAAGCCAATGCCGGCGGCAACTTCGGTGGCTCCGGCGCTGCTCCAGTCAGTCGCACCTCTCGTCTTGAGTACGCCCTCTTGGGCTACAAAGGACCAGAGTTCTACGACACTGGTATCATCTATTGCCCTTACATCCCTGTCATGGTACAACGTACAATTGGAACCAATGATTTCGCTCCTCGTGTTGGTCTCTTGACCCGCTACGGTGTAGTCGATAACATCTTTGGTGCTAACTTGTACTATCACGTTATCATCTTGCAGGGTCTCGGTGTTGCGTTCCAGCCTGGTACACAATCCGTCTACTTCTAAAAAAGTAGGTAGGGATCAAAAAAGAAAAGCATTTCACCTAGTAAGTCCTAGGATAGTTAAAAAAGG